TATGCTGGTCCAAATGACTTGGCTCAACTTCGAAGAGAACACCTTCAATTACACTTGAAGGATATCGAAAGAGCGTTCTTCTTCGGCGAACCAAAAGAAGACACCAGCGGTTCTCAACCGATTAGGGCAACAGGTGGTTTGAGATATTGGTTATCAACCAATGTTCAAACAAGCTCTACTCTTACCAATGCTTTATTTGAGCAATGGATAAGAAACGTTTATGCTAAGGGTGGAGATAAAAAAATGGGATTTGTCTCGCCATTAATTGCATCAGCAATTAATTCTTGGGCGTTAGGCAAACTCCAGATGTTCCCGAAAGATAAAACCTACGGTATTGCCGTAACTAATTATCTTTCTATTCACGGAGAGTTGAACTTTGTAGTTGAGAAACTGTTTGCTGAAAACACCACCTACAACGGATATGCCTTTGCTGTTGATATGGAAAGAGTAGCGTATCGTTATTTACAAGATAGAGATACTAAACTCTTGAAAAACAGACAGAATCCAGGTGAGGATAAGATAGTTGAAGAATACTTAAGCGAGGTTGGAATTCAGGTAATAACTGAAGACAGACACGGTTTCTTGAAGGGTGTTAACGCATACAGTTAACCCTTGACACTTTAACCCAACTACCATGCCAGTTGGTTACTCAGCATGGCGTTCGCTCCCTCACGAAAGAGGGAGCATTTTTTAACTTGACATATTAGTTTATCTATGCTAAATTATTAGCATGATAAAGGAAAATAAAATGAAAGGGGGTGAGTATAGATGAAGTTTATCTCAAAGTATAAAGAATACACAATCAGTCTTATTCCTCCGCGTTATGTTGTTGATAATACAGGTCAAAGAAATTTCGTTCCGGGAATTGTCGTTGAGTTCCATAATTTTGAATACAACACTGAGGATCAGAAGATAATTGAAATGCTAAAACAAAGTGAATGGTATAATGTTGATTTTAAGGCAGTTGGTGATGTTGAGCCTGCAAGTGAAGCAGCACAAAACAAAATTAAAGAAGAAAAAGAAAGTGCAGAAAATACATTAACATCTTGTCCATTCTGCACTTTTAATGCGAAAACAAGGATTGGATTGGAAAGTCACATTAAATTCAAACATCCCGAAAATGCCGGTTCTCAAAATGGTTGAAAGACTTGACAAAAAATTATACAATTCATTTATATGTTGACAACCATTTATCCAATCCTACAAGCTGTTTCAAGAAAGCTTAAAGAAGACACAACAGACACATCAACGTTGCGAGTTGGTTATACTAATGATGCTATTCGTTATATTCTTGGCTTGTATAAATGGGGTTGGTCTATAAAGAAAAAAGATTTAACAACTATTTCTGGAGTTCAAGAATATGATTTAACTTCTGAAATATCGGATTATTCCGTTATTAGAGGAATATATGAAATTTATTCTAATGAAGAGAAGTTAGATCCTGTTCCTTATGAAAACAAAGATAGTGTTTCCTCAAATACTTTAAATTATTTTTATCTTAAACCCGATGATAAAACATTAGGTTTTACTGCTTCAATAACAGGGAGTGAGAATATTGATATTTACTACTATCCAGAATGGACTGATGTAGGCGGTTATACTGACACCATCTCCGTTCCTATTCCCGAATCAATGGTTGAATTGATTGCTTTATATGTTAAACATTTGGTTCACGAAGGAAAAAGACAAAGGTTTGATTCAAGAAACGCACTATTAGACTTCAAACAAGCACTTGACACATTAATACCTCAACAAGGTTCGGCAAAAATAAAAGACAAACCACGAAGAGTATATAACTTCTTTTCTTATCTTGGATTTAAAAGAAACTACGATTGATTTTTATTTCTTTCCTAAAAAATTATATAATTGTGTTATATGCCACAAGGACTTGGATATTACAATCAAAGAATAGCCCCAATGCCAAGACCAAAAGCGTGGAAACACGATGGTTGGCAAAGGGGAGAGAATATATTTGCTCTTGATAATGAGATAAGAGATGATGAATTTTATGAAGGAGAGAATGTTGAAATTGTCGGTAAAGCATCAATTCAACTTCCAAGAAGAGGAAGAGAGTTATTTGCTACTCTTCCTCAAACAACTTTCAATGGTTGGGGAGTATATAAAGACCCGGTAACATCAACCAATTTAATGCTTGTTATGGCTGGGGGAAGGTTGTATAAAATAACAACAACAGGAATAGTTACCGAAATTGATCCATCTAAGACTTGGGATAGCAATGCAAAAATGAGGGGAGTATTGCTTAGGGGTTGGTTTTACTTTGGAAACGGTGTTGATTTTATGGCAAAGACGGATGGTAATACAGTTGTTAAATGGAATTATGTCTCAGCAACAACTGCCAATTCGGCTACATTAACAGGTTCGGGAAACGATACTTTAAGAGCATATGCAGTTACTGTCGTTACTGATGTTGGAGAAACGGAAATATCAAATGAAGTTACTGTTTGGGGACCAAGAAAATTGGATGCAAGTAATAAAATTACTTTTAATTTTAATAGAAAAACCGATAGTGCCGTAAAAGGATATAATATTTATCGTGCTGAAAATGGGGGAACATTATTTCTTCTTGACTTTGTTGACCAACCAACATCAGGATCAACTATAAATTATGTTGATGATGGGACGGTAGCCGCATCTTTAATATATGAAGCGCCAACATTTAATACAACGGGTGGAGTTAAAGGAAATATATTTGCAAAGTATGCTAACACTTTATTTGTTGCGGGAAATTTACAAGAGCCTGATACTATTTTTTATGGAGGAACAGGAGGTATGTGGGAAAGTTTTAATCCATCAGATAATGGTGGATGGGTTAAGCCGGGAAGAGGAGATGGAGAAAAATGCACTGCAATGATTGGTTTTGAAGACTTTTTGGTTATATTTAAAGAAAACTCCGTATGGAAATTCACGTTTGGTGGTGATGGTGGTCCACAACTTATAGCAGTTATTCCTCAATACGGAACCTCTTCACCAGATACAGTTCAAAGATTTGAAAAAGATATTGTTTTTTTTGGTTCTGATGGAAGATTTAGAATATTTGGTTATGAACCTAATCAACTTAATGTTTTAAGAACCACAGATTTTTCAAACAGAATTCAGCCATTACTTGATACGATTGATATGAGTATTCCAGAGAATATTTTCGGCACTGTTTTTGAGCAAAAATATATTATCTGTGACGGTCAAAATGCTTACGCGTATGATAGAAGATATGTTGGTTTTTTAGGTAAATGGACAAATCAAGACTTTGGTGGATTTTTGGTTTGGGATAAAGGAACAGGAAAACAAAAGTTATTTGCCGTTCAAAAAAACACCGGTAAAATTTATCAAATCTTAGTAGATAATTACTTTCAAGATGATAATCAGCCAATCCCTGCTTTTGTTAGATTTAAGCGAATTGATGGTGGGGAAGATACTGTTTTGAAATATTTCTACTATACTAAGTTTAAGTTTCTCAATGGTAAAGGAAGAATATCAATAACAACTTATAAGGATGGAGAGAATTTTGTTGACACCACAAATATTAGTTTTGAAAGTGGTGGTGGAGTGGGTGAGTTTATGTTTGATGAGGCAATGTTTGATGAACAGGTTGTCTCAACTGATACTGGTGATGTTATCAATACCGTTAAGAAATGGCTTGAATTTGAAGCATATTCAATATTCTATAAGATTTCTGTTTCGGGGACTAATGACAATCACGTTACAATTCAAACAACAAACGGTATGTATGAGATAGAAGATGTTGACTATGAACGTGACGAGTTTGTTATTAATAGTTGACTTTTATTGTTAAAAATTATCTAATAATAGCATATGGCAACAGAATTAAAATACTTACCAAGAGCGGATAGACTTTTAAGCGGTAAATTATTAGCCGACCTTTCCGATACTGCTACTACAGCAGTAGTTAACAATCCACCATCAGCGTCTAAACTTCCGACTTATTTTGAATTTGAATATGGAACGGTTAATGCTGAAGTAGTTAGAGTAATTGGGGTATCTGGGACAACTATAACTATTGAACGTGGTGTAAATCTTGGCGGAACGGGAATAGCCCACCCACAAAACTCTTTATATAAAGAGAAACTAACAAACTATGCTTGGAATAAACTTGCCGATGCAATTGAAACTGGTTATATAACAGAAGACCCATCATACACATTTACGAAGGTAAGTAATAATTCTTTTAAGATTACAGCATCAGGAGTTGATAGAACGCCAATGTATTCTGCCGGAAGAAGAATTCGTCTTAATGGATCAATTATTGTTCACGTTGCTTCTTCATCATATTCTAATCCAGATACAACCGTTGTTGTTAGAGAATCTACCGTTCCAACTACTATTACATCAATAGAACTTGAAGTTGGGACAAAAGGA